CGACGATTTGGTCGAGGGCTAGCGAACTAGCTGCAGACGGTAAGGTTTCGGGAAGGATCACGGCCCTCAAAGAATCCGCCGCAATCGACGCCCTGTGGTCCCTAGTAATGTCGATAAAAACCAAGCTACGCGCGTTGAAAATCGCCATCAAAAAAGGTGATAGCCGGGCCATCATCCAGGCCAGTGAATCACTAGACAAACTATGCGGACTTGAACCAGCCCGAAAAGTCGATATAACATCCAGTGACGGCACCATGACGCCCCGGTGCATGTATGCCGAAATAATCGCCCAGTTGGTCAGTAATGACACCAAACCACCGACAGACGATTAGTCGCCTAGACCTGACCGCCCGCGCCCTATTCCAGGACGCCAAGGGTGGCCAGATGATTTTCGCACCTCACCACCTCGCAATTGCGGCGGCTCTGCAATCCGTCGCCACCGGGGCCATCCGCCGCCTGATAATCAACATGCCGCCCCGGTCCGGCAAAACGTTACTAGTCTCGCAAATGTTCCCCGCCTGGGTGATGGGCATGAATCCACGGGCAGAATTTATCCTCACCTCGTATTCGGCCACCCTGGCAACCAACAACACCTACGTCGTCCGGGAGTTGATGCGGGGCGGGATGTACCAATACCTATTTGGCGAAAACGGCGCACAAGTGGCGCAGGACTCCAAAGCCCGGCACTTTTTTAAGACTGTCTCCGGAGGCCAGATGTACGCCGTCGGCACAGGCGGCACCATTACCGGGTTCGGGGCGGGCAAGATGTCCGGGGAACCGTTCGGGGGGTGCATCCTGATTGACGACCCGGCCAAGCCCGATGAAGCACAATCCGAGATAATGCGGCAGGGGGTCATTGACTGGTACCGCAACACCCTGCAATCACGCACGAACAGCCCGGAAACGCCCATTGTCCTGGTATCCCAGCGGCTGCATGAAGGCGACCTCGCAGGCTGGCTTTTGGGCGGTGGGACGGGCGAAAAGTGGGAATTACTCAAAGTCCCGGCTATCACTTCGGCGGGCGAGTCGTTTTGGCCGGACAAGTTCCCGCTCGAACACCTGACGCGGATGGCCGAGTCGATGCCGTACATGTTCGCCGGGCAGTACCAGCAAGATCCTGCACCCAGGGAGGGCGCACTTTTCCGCCCCGGCAAAATCGACATCATCGATGCCGTCCCCGCAGATATCGTATGGGTCCGGGGATGGGACTTGGCAGCGACCAAGAACGACGGCGACTACACCGTGGGGGCCAAATTAGGGGTCAAGGACGGGGTCACATACATTGCGGATTTGCAACGCATCCAGGGAGGGCCCGAGGATGTCGAGCGGTTGATAGTGCAGACCGCCCAACTCGACGGGTGCAAGCAGTCGATACCCCAGGACCCCGGACAGGCAGGGGTGGCACAGCGGGATTACCTCGCCAAGCGGCTACAGGGCGTCAATTTCGTATTTTCAAGGGAAACAGGCGACAAGGCCACCCGGGCAGAACCGTTCGCCGCCCAGGTCAACGTGGGGAACGTGCGCATGGTCAAGGCCCCGTGGAACGATGCGTTGTTGAATGAATTCCGGGTCTTTCCATATGGCCGCCATGATGACGTTGTTGACGCATGCTCAAGGGCGTATAATGAATTGGGGAAAACGTGGGACTACAGGGGGCTTTTATGATCGCAAACATCAAGGACGGTCTAATCAATGTCCTGAATCACCTCGCAAACAACCGGGCAGCCACCAGGGCCAACGTCATTTATGCCACCAGGGTTCCGATGGCGACCCTGCGGGAGATGTCGAAAACCGGGGTTTGCTCGAAAATCGTCAGAATCAAGGTGGCGGGGGCATTGAAAGACACGCTCCAATTCGAAACACCCGAGGCAGAAGCGATCTACACCAAGCGAATCGAATCCGTGGTCATGGACGCCGCCCGGTCAATGCTCTGTTTTGGTCGTGGGGTAATCCTGATTGCAGATAACACCGGGGAACCGCACAAGCCCCGCACCGGGGCAGTGGACTTGGACCGGGTGCGATTGGTGGCCTTTTCGGGTGACGAGGTGTTCGGGCAGATGCCAGACACAGACTTAATGTCCGAGCGGTACATGAAGCCGCAACTCTACCAGATCAACGGAATATCCTTTCATCATTCCCGGATTATTGATTTTACCTACGTCAAACCAACGACAATTGACGCGCCACATTACTCCTACGGCGGCATCAGCGAGCTGGAGCTAATCCATGACCAAGTCGTCAATGATCAAGTTGTGGAGCGGGCGTCTGGCACGATTATTGACAAGAATTCCACCTTTTTTCACAAAATCAAGGGGTTCAAGGAGGCTCTCGCAGCGAAACAGGACCGGGAATTGATCCAATACATGACCGAGTTGGCCAACAACCGCTCAATTTTCGGTGACGGGGTCATGGATGCGGAAGACGATGTCGTCGCAGTCACCCAGTCGCTGACTGATTTGGCCGAGGTGTCACGAATCACGCTGCAACGCCTCGCTATGGTCTGCGGCATCCCCGTCCCCATGCTGGTCGGCCAATCGGTGGAAGGGTTGAATTCCGCCGGGGACCAGGAAAGAAACAGTCTCAATGACACATTCCAGGAGCTGCAAGGCTACCTGCTCGGCCCAATCAACGAGTTGCTCGCCATCCTGGGACTACCGCCCGTCAAATGGGCCGCCGCCAAGGAGGGAACGGCCGAGCAGCAGATAGCCCGGGAACAGGCCATCTTGACCAACGCCAAGCACCTCTTCGATATGGGGGAGGACTACGGGGCGTATTTGGTCGAAAAGGGCATCATCAAGCCGGAAGAAAGCGACCTGATGACCGAATATGCGCACGTCTTCGCCCTGCCACCTGCACCGGAGATGGATCATGGGCAGGAATAGTCCCCGCAGGATTCGTGCGCCAAAAAGCCCGCGCAAATATGAACGGGAACTGGCCGAGTTTGCCCGGTTTATCGTGCAGCAGGCGTCCCAGCGGTTCATTAACGGCGTCTTGACCCTGCCGAATTACGAGGTCGAAAAGTTCGCCACGGACATGTCCGATGCGTTCACTGACTCGAACTGGGCAAGGGAGGCGCAAAAAAACGCCAACCGGGTAACTCGCCAAATCATGGGGCAGTTGTCCGACGACCGCATCAGAGACGTGGTAGCTGGCATCCTCACCAAGGCCGACGGGTACAACCGGCAGGCCCTGTACACCGCCCTGTCCCCTGCACTGGGCATCGATACGGCTAACCTGATGCGGGATGGCTCCACGGTCCAAATCCAGGCCCTGATGGACGAAACCACCCTGTGGATTCAACAATTGCGGAGCGAGACACTGCAGAAGATGACCTTGTCAACGTTGCACATGATGGCAGAAGGCCGGGACCTGGACTATATCCAACAACGCGCCTTGTCATTTGCCCGTAATCAGGGCAAACATGCGACATTCCTTGCCCGCAACCAAATCGAGACCTTCAACGGTCTGTCAAACAGAATCCGGGCGCAGCGGCTCGGCATCGAAGAAGCCATATGGTCAACTTCCGCCGACGATTCAGTCAGGCCCTCACACGCAGACCGGGACGGAAAGACCTTCAAAATCGCCGAGGGGTGCTATTCATCGCTAGATGGCGAGTACATGACACCAGGTGTGGACTTCAACTGCCGATGCGACCAAGATTTATTAATTCCCACTACTTGATCTTCCAAAACGATTATTGTATAAACGGACACAGGAGGATGAAATGCCGACGTACAAGGGCCAATTTTTCGACCGTGTGACGCTCTCCAAGGCTGATAAAACCGCTGTTTCTGTGCGTGATGGCGTCCTGGATTATTTCGGGCATGAGCTCGGTCTGGAACCAGCCAATAAAATCTTCAAGGTCTATCGCTCACCTGCACAAATCGCAACCGTGGCACCGTTGATGGCAGGAATTCCCCTAACCAACGACCATGTGGATATCGGCCAGCCCGTCCCCCAGTCGGTAGGCAAGGTCACATCTGCCGCCGTTATTGATTTTGACGAAGGCGAAGCGTCGCACCTCGCAATCAAGAATACCCTAGAGGTGCAGTCGGACTTTCTGGCCACACTCACGGACAAGCGGGAATTGTCGCTGGGTTATGAAGCCCGGCTCATTGAAGATGACAAGTACGATTTTCGCCAAGTGGATATTCGACCGCATCATCTAGCGGTCGTTGATGCCGGTCGCTGCGGTCACGGCTGCCGGTTTTTAGATCGTTCACCCAACAACGGAGATAACACCATGACCCTGGACGAGTTGATCAAAGTGGTGGAGGCCCTGACCCTGGAAGTTGCGGAGCTAAAAAAGGCCCTGGCACCCGCAGAAGACCCAGCACCCGAGGCAGGCACTGACAACGCCACCGAGGAAGAAGAGGTCAAAAAAGAGGAAGAGGAAGCCAAAAAAGAGGAAGAGGAAGCCAAGGCCCGTGCCAAGCTCGCCAAAGCCGTCAAAGATGGTGTTTCCTCGACCCTGGCCATCATCGACCGTGCGAAGTCGTTCCTGCCCGATGATTACAAATTCGCTGACAAGACTGGCAACCAGATCATGCGGGATGCCCTGGCCACACAGCACGCCGGGGTCAGGTTCGAGGATGCCGAGTTGCCCGTAGCGTTTAAGATGCTGCGGGTCACAGAGCGGTCCCGGTTTGCCGACTTTGGCAGCCGAGCAAACCAGGGCAAGTTCGCCGCCCTCCAAGACAAGGAGTTTTAATCATGGGATTCGACAATCTGACTAAAGCAATTCCGCCTGTTGGTCCCGGTGAAGTTTACGGGACTGCGAACGTCATCACCGACCATCCGAACAATGGCGGCGTCCCGGGCGTGTTCGTCAAGTGGGCAAGTGGAAAGCTGGTCCCCGTGACAGCAATCACTGACACCGTCGTGGGTATCGGTATTCGCAGCAAAACCGGGGCCGTGGACGTGGACGATAAAGACCAACCCAGGATGGCGGTTCTGCGGTCCGGGCTGATCACCGTCGATGCCAACATGATCACAGCCGTGCCGAAAAATGGCGACGGCCTGTACATGGACCCTAACGGCAAGGTGTCTGACGACCCAGACCCTGACACTTCGACACCGCCAGTGAACCAAAACGTCGCCATCAACGCGCAGTTCGTCGCTGAAATCGCCACTGACGTGTGGCTGATTCACTACCGATAAGGAGGAGGCACCGATGAAACTTTCGCAGCTTTTCAATCTCAAATCCATCGAGGCCTTCTGTGACTCCGCAAATGCCCGAGGATTCACCGACTCCAAGCCCGGTATTATCCTGGGGCGCATGTTGACCGCCGTTGATCCGACGATTTATGAACAAAAGTTCCCCGAGCTTGCGTTCATGAACGCCGGATTCGAAGTAGACAACTCCGGCGGGTACGCGGACTATATCCAGTCCCTGCAAGTCCGCGTGGAGGGGTCTTTTGCCGAGCAAGACGACACCTCCGGGGCCAAGGGCATGATTTCGCTGGCAGGCAAGGATTCAATCCTACCCGTCACTGGATGGTCTGCTCATTCCAAGTGGTCTGATGACGACATTGGGCGGGCCGAACTCCAGGGTATCAACCTGCCCCAGCGGCTGTTGGAGGCCCACAACGAAGTCTATCAGCAGGCGATCGACAAGATGATCGGCGATGTGGCCTTGGACCACAACAAGTGGGGGGCGGCGGACAACACCAACCATAGCGCAAAAACCGGAAAGGACCTGTACGATGCCTTTGCCGCCGCATTGTCTGCCCAATGGTCCGCCGTCAACAACATCCCCCAGTACAAGGCCAACTTGATCATCACGTCGGCAAAGGTCTACAACAGGCTGGCCACGTCGTTGTTGTCCAACCCCGGGAACAACGCATCAAGTCCACTGGCCACACTCAAGGCCAACTTCCCGGGCTTGGAGATCATGATATCCGCACTTTGTGACGGTATTGGCTCCAACAGCAAGGACGTTGCCCTTTTGGTGTCCACCGATGGAAAGGCGATGAAAATTCGACTGCCCGTTCCCCTCACAATCGGCGAAATTGTGAAGCTGAATGCCTTTGAATTCCAGGTCGATTCCAAGTACCGGATTGCCGGATTGGACATCCTCCAAAAAAACGCCGGGTACATGTTGAGGCAAGTGTGATGACCCAAATAATCGCCGACCTGAAAGCACGGTTTCCCGAGCTGGCCAGTGTCCCGGATGCCACAATCCAGGCCCTGGCTGGCAACTGGGCCTGTTACTACGGCGGCGGTTATGACGGGTGCAATAAAGAGATCGTTCTTAATTTAATCGGTCACCTGGTATCCACAGGCCAAAAAGGCGGAGCGGCTGTCCCCACACAGGCCAGCCGCTCCGTCGGGGCAGTCTCTGTTTCGTTCGTGCAGCAGTCATCAAGCGTCAACCTGGCTGCCTTTTTTGGCTCCACCGGGTATGGCCAGCGTTTTTTGATGTTGACGCAATCCAGGGCAGCTACTAGGGCATATTTCGTATGAGCAACATGAGCAACACCGATAAAAACTTGGCAGACCTCCGGGCCTTCCAAACGAAACTTGAGGCCGCTAAAAAGATGCGGGTCAAGGTCGGTTTGCCGTCGGGGAAGACCATCGCTACCCATGTTTATGACGGCGGGCAGTCGGTGTTTGAGATTGGCGCAAAGCACGAGTTCGGGATCGGCGTTCCCCGTCGGTCCTGGTTACGGAACTCAGTCGAGGCCAACCGCCCGGCCATCATCAAGACGATTCATGCGCAATTTGACTTAGCCAAGGGGGCGGGTGCGCCCGTCGACAAGGCTATGGACACAATCGGAATCACCGTCCGTAACTTCTGCGTTCGGGCATTCCGGACCAACGGCTTTGATTCATGGGCGCCTCTGTCACCTGCGACGATGGCGGAAAAGGCCGCCCGTGGCAAGTCCACGACCCTGATTGACACTGGGACGCTGCGGCAATCCATCACCTGGGAGGTCGTCAAATGATAAACGTTCCCCAGGTAGGAATGGCACTAGGCGGGTGGACCTCACCCGTTACAGTCAAGGCAATCACCCGCACAAGTCAGGATTTCGTAATCACCGAGACCGTCGCCTTCCGTACGATTCAGGCGATGGTCCAACCCACGCAAAAGACCCTGTTAAATGCCGCAGTTCTGAACTGGCAGCAGGCGCACATCACGATATTCACGCCGGACCCTGTAAAGAACGGCGAACTAGTCGAATACGCCGGGGCAGACTACAGGATCGTGCAGGTCAACAACTGGCTTGACTACGGATATATCGAGGCCATATGTGAGGCCACCAATGCCGCATTGGTCGCAGAAACAATCACACCGCCGGGAGGGCCATAATGCCAAGCCCGGCAGTCAGAACCGCCCTGGTCGTCCGTGACCTGCTCGGTGTGGACGAATCCACCATCCGGATTGGTCGGTTGGATTGGGAGCGGGAAACGTTCGACACCGAGATAATCGCAGTTGATGTCCTCGGAACTGCCACGGCGGTTTTCCAGGGGCAACGATACGATGGCACTGCTGAACAATTGCAGCAAGTCGCAACTTACCGGGTGCCGATGGTGATTGACTTTTTTGGTCCGGATGCGTTCGGGCGGGCTGCACGGTTCAGGCTCGCCATGCAGACCGAAAAGGCCCAGGCACTGCAAGCCGAGCATCAAATCACCCTTGGCCACGTCGCCACCCTGAATGACCTATCCGGCCTTGTAGGGACACAGCGGACCGGGCAGGTGCAGGCGACACTAACGGCGCTTTACACAACGGCCCAAACCGACGATGTGAAGCGAATCGACACAACAACCCTTGATTTTCTATGGAGTAAATGACTATGGCCGACATTAGCAAAATCGTAAACGTCGCCTTGATTCCGGAGGGCAAAGCTGCCCAGCCCGCGAACATGAACGACGTGTCAATCCTAACCAAGGAGCAAGGCGTTCTGTCCACGGCGGAACGTTATCGGTCCTACCGTTCGGCGTCGGCTGTTTTGGCCGATTTCGGAGCATTGTCCGAGGTCACAGAGTTTGCCAACACCATTTTCGCCACGTCCCCAAACGCTACCCAGTTCGGCGGCTCGCTGATTGTCGGGTATTGGCGAGGGGATGCAGAAGAAGTCACACCTGCCACCAGCGGCAAGCTCACCGGGGAAGACATTGACCCAGCCGCCGCACTTCAGGCCTTGCAGTCAATCAGCGACGGAACGATGAACATCACCATTGATGGGGCAGTCGTCGCATTGTCTGCCTTGGACTTCACCGGGGCCGTGACCATGGCCGATGTCGTTTCCCTGCTGTCAATCGCCGGGGCAACCGTTGAATATGACGCCGGGACATTCACTGTGGCCAGCATTTCGACCGGGGCAGCCTCCACTGTCGGGATTGCCACTGACCCGGGAACCGGAACTTTCATCGGGACCATCCTGGGATTGACCGCCGGGGCCGTGCCTGTCGATGGTGTTGATGCCGAGATTCTGCCGCCGGAAACTAAGCTGGAGGGCGTCGCAGAAGTCCGGGCCGCCGTCGAATTCCGGGGAGCGGCCTTTATCGACCCGATTGATGATGCCGATGTCCTGGGTCTGGCAACCTGGGCAAAGGCCAACGGCTGCTTGATGTATGAAACTTTCGGGCAACCGGCCTATTTGGTCAAAATGCCCGGCAACCCGGTCTGGGATGTCGCCATGGCCGGTTTGTCCAATTTCCGATGCCTGTATTCCGCCGCAAACAACCGAAAACTTGCGGCGTCGTACATGGCCAGGGCTCACACGGTCAACTTTGCCGCCTCGAATTCAGCAATGACAATGCAACTCAAGACCTTGGCCGTCCCTGCCGAGACATACAGTGATACGGTCATGGAGGCCGCCGCCGCCGTGGGTCTTGACGTGTACACCACAATCAAGGACGTTCCCGTCGTCGTTTGCTCGATGGCCAATGATTTTGTGGACAATGTGTATAATTTGATCGCCTTCATAAGTCACGTCCAAACCGACCTTTTCAACGTGTTGAAGGCGACCGGGACCAAGATTCCGCAGACCGAAAAGGGAGTCTTGGTGCTGATTGACCAGGGCGAGAAAACGTCCAGGCAGTTCGTGCGGGCCGGGGTGTTTGGACCGGGGGAATGGGCAAGCCCGGACTATTTCGGGGATGACATCGAGACTTTCAAGGCCAACATCCGGGAGTTCGGTTTTTACTGGCTGGCTGGCAGTCTGGCCGACCAATCACAGGCCGACCGTCAAGCCCGAAAGTCCCCAGTGTTGCAGTGCGCGGTCAAAAACCAAGGGGCAATCCACAGCGTTGATGTGATCATCAACTTCAACATCTAATAGGAGGCGACCATGAGTGTTATTGTTTATCCGAGCGGTGCTTCTACCTTGATCTTGAACGGTTTCGCTTTCACGGGATTTGCCGAGGGCAGTGAAATCGCCTTAGAACCGTTGAACCCACTGTCCGAGGCCAGCATCAGCCAGGATGGCGGGATGTCCATCAATGAACGGATTGACCGGGACGTGTACGACCTGACGATCCGCTTGCAGCGCAATTGTCCCGATGACGCAATGGTCAACCTGTGGCGAAATGCCCCGGGTATCATGGTGTTCGACGGCTCGCTGAAATGCCCCATGATTCGGGACGGCAAGCCAACCACCGAAAGTTGGCAGTTCTCCACTGTGCGAATCACGACACAGCCGGGGTCCGACGTGAACAACCAGGACGCCGAAAATGTCAGCGAATGGAAGTTCAACATACGGGTCGGGCGGAGGATGGTCTAATGTCACCAATTGACGAGCTCCAACGAATCAACGAGACTGGCAAGATGACCATCAACGGCCGTGAGTATGCCTTTACGGCCATGAGGCACAAGGAGCGGCGGAAAGTGTTCGCTTTTTTTACCTCGATTAGGGGCCAGCTCGAAGAAAACAGTTTCGCCTTCATGGACGAACCAAAATTCGATGAAATCATGGGGGTAATCGAAAACCTAGTCACGTTCGACGGGTCGCTGCTGTCCCGGTTGGGAACACACTGGGACCTATACTCCCAAGATTTCATCGAATTCGTGGTAACGGCGATGGGGGTGATGTCATACCCTTTTTTGGTCGGCAGCCGTACCGGCTCGCAATCGGCAGGCGTCCCCAGGGAGAAAATCTAATCCGGTTTACCAACCTGGATGACGACAGGATCACGACGCTGGCCTTGGTCAGGGCGGGTTACGGCTCATTGGCAGAAATCGAGGCACTAGACACGCCGGACTTCCTGGATTTAGTCGAATTCGAGGCCATGACCCGGGACCTGGAGTTCCACGCGGCCAAGCAGGCGTCAAAGGAGTGATATGGGCGTCCAGACAAACGAAGTTGTGACCGTCTTTAGTTTCTCCGGCCAACTGAACAAGCTCAAAAATTACAACGAGATGGCGTCAAAAGCCCTGAAACAGGCCGGGGCTTTGTCTGCCGCCCTGCTAGGGGGTGTCACTGCCGCCGCCGTCTGGGCAAATAAAATGTTGGACGGGGTCACAGCGTCGCACAACTTCGCACGGGCGCAGGGTTTGACCGTCGAACAGCTCCAGGCCCTGCAATGGGCTGCAGAATCGACCGGGGGCAGTGCCGAGGCCCTGAACATGTCAATCAACCAGTTAGGTCAGCGAATGGGCAAATACGCCCAACTTGGCACCGGTGAGGTGGCCAGGGCATTCCAGGCGATGGGGGTAGCCGTCAAGGACGCCAACGGGAAGTTGCGCCCCACCGTTGATGTCCTGTCTGATATCGCCGAAGCGTCCAAGGGGATGGACGCACAGTCTCGGGCAAATTTGGCGCAACAACTGGGGATTGATAAGACCGTCCTGGGACTACTCAAGGAGGGTGCCGGGGGGATTGCCGCACTGACTGCCGAGGC